TTCTGACCGAAGAATTGACTATCCTCGTTTCTACCGTCCCAGTAGAAGTCCTTGTCCTTTGTTTTGACCTTAGCTGCGACTACCTGACCTTTCTTATTAAAGTAATGGAAACGTAAAACGTCCCCATCCTTATGTACTCGGTACTTACGGCAGTCCTCTTCACTTAGTCCACGTTTGTTTAAACGTACTGGATTACCTTTCAACATAGTTTTACGAGAGGTGCTGGTTTTTTCATACTCAGGTCTATTTTCATCGGATGATGGTGGCTCTCCAGATTCATAATGGTCACATACAAAACAATAAGTATGTCCGTCAGAATAGCGTGAGCAGCCGTCTGAAGAACCGCAATTTGTACAAGGCTCGTGATATAAGAACTCTGATTGTTCATGGTTTGAGCCAGTTGAGTGGGATTGCATAATAAGCACACCACGGGAAGCCGTGTTTCTCGGCCCACATGGCATAAGTTGTCTTTGAGTTTTTATTTATTTTATTATAGGGTGCTTGAAATACGAAACGAATATCTAATTCTGGATGCAATTTTTTTACGGCAAGCATTTTACGCCTGTCTGTAGGCTTAAAAAAACCCTTAGCTTCTAGGTATATATCCCTAACCTTAAAGTCAGGGATGTAATTAGCTTCTATAAAGTAATTTAATTTAGTACATTCGTACTCATAATGAACGTCCAACTCGTCAAGTAAATCAGCCACCTGTTCTTCTAGGCGGCTACGCATTAGAAGTCTTCATCCTGTTCTTCTACTGAACAAGGGGATGCATCTACTATTGCAGGCGCATCTATCTTAAATCCTGTAGTAGCACCACCGAATGTTTTTAAGGCATCTTCAGCAGACATATTACCTTGATCGGTAACACCAGCACCGTTATTAAGACTAATAACTTGTACTGCCTTAAGCTTAAGAGATGTACCTATATCTCCAGCTGGCATGATGTAAGGCTTCTGAATGAAAGCTATCTTTACTGTACTACCATTGTATAATGGTGTTTCTTTATCTGTGATTAAGGTACCCTCTGTATCAACGATAGCAGGGAATAACTTATCCTTATCTTTCCATGAGAATCTAACCTGATAAGTGCCAGGATTGTTCTCTAACTCCTCCCAAGGCTCAGGTTTAACAGTAACCCTTTTAGGGTTCTTAGCTTTTGATCGTGCCCAATCAAGAGCAGATTCTCTTTCTTCTTCTAACTTAGACACTATACTCTTAGGAAGTAAGGCTGATAATTTATAGCCCCACTCCCCAGGTTTTAGTATAGCTTGGAACCCATCAAGTACAACGGGTTCAGGGGTGACGTAAGTGGTCATGCGGTTAACAAAAAAAGTAAGTGGACTTTTCTACTACTTCGGGATCTAATGTCCCTACTATAGGTGGCGGTTCTGATGCATTGATGGCTTCACCAAATCGTGTAAGCCAACAGTCACTTGTGAATATTTCCTTGTAGGTTTTACGCACAAGCTCATTGAGTGTTCCCATGTCTGTTGCTCTAGTAAGTACTGAGTCATGGATAACTGTAAATGGTCCATTGAACTGTTGAAAAGAACGGTGCAACAGGGATGCATCTATGCTGTGGATGTAATTAGGTGCAGTACTTAGCTTATGTTTTCTAGGACTTGCTATTATTTCTCCATTAGGTTTGGGTACTCTTATAGACACCCTACCTAATAGTTGTAGCTCCATACGCTCTGTCTCTATATTATCTCTACGTTGGTTGACGATAAAACCAGATGGTGTTACCCATTCAACGACTTCTGCTCCATTCTTAATATATTCTCCTACATGTTTCTTGATCCAGCGCATTACACGCATTGGACCAGGAACTATAGCATCCATGCTTTGATAGACTGCATTAACTACCTGAGTTAACTCCTCGGTGGTTGGTTCTATACCCTGTTCTCTAAGAGATTCTCGGATGTATGACCTCGAACTGTCTTTAGTTGAATTGTAGGGTATGGTCATTACGGTACGCTTTGTGGTTTTCCGTACCATCCAAGGATGCATGTACTCAGGTAAGTATTTCTTAGCCTCTGTGGCTACAGCTTTGTAAGCATCACTAGGTTTGTCAGCAGGGGCAACGTTAACAAGTTCAGCTGTTGATTTATCTTTAGCTAAACCTGCTAGTATTTGTAGCCCTGAACAGGTAGCATCTACCGCTACCATTAGACCTGTAGTTTTCTTGTCACGTTTAATACAACAGTGGTAGTGTTCATGACATGCTGCCATAAATTGCCACGGTTCTTCTACCTTTTCCCAATCGGGAAGGTTATCTATCGGGTCTAATGCAACCCTTGTGATTAAGTCTTTATTATCCTCTACCCATTTAAGACGATCAGACATAGTATCCTTATCCAAACCAGCCGTTGTAGCTACTTGGAAAGACAACCATTTCTCAGCATCTTTAGTGAGAGGTGACTCATCAGCAAACCTTATAAGGGACTTACCAAAGTCAGTATCTTGTGGTGTTAAGAATGCAGGTATAGGGTATGCTCTACCCCTATAGTCGAACGACCAGGGTAGGTAATAATACTCTTCATACCTAAACTTCTCAGCTGCTTCCAGTTGTGTGCGAGTTCTTACTGATCTTTTGAAATTAATCCGATCAGTATTATAAGCTTCAGCCATCGCTCTCCTCCACGCCAGACTTTTCTCGCTATCCTCATCAGCGTCAGGAGGTCTTGGAGGTTTGTAAGCTTCAGTAATAGGAATAAACTTTCCTACACTTCTCTTCAACTTCTTCAAGACTAAAGCTGTATCTAGTACAACTGTACTCACACGGTACTTAACGTTCTGAAGCTTGTTTAAGAAAGCCATCGGAACCTTCCCGTGTATAATGGTGGGGTTGCCCCTTCGTGTTAGCTGATGCCCTCGCATCATTCGGTTTGTAATGTAACCACCGTAGATAACACCACCGTTTACATCATAATCCCATTCGTCTGGGGTTACTAACATAGGCCAAGGTATACCAGCAAATAACTCAGCTGATTTGATTAGCTCTTCACGCTTACTCTTGAATAAATCTGTAGGTACCACCCTATAGAGATGTCTTTTAATAGAAGAACGCTTTTTACTAATCTCAAACCAACCAGTAGTTTCAATTAAAGATACTAAACCCCATCTACCTAAACTAATTTTAGTTTTAGTAGGCCATCTATCCCAGCGTATATCACGCTCACCAAACTTTTGACTGGCTATAGTTTCTTTCTGTTGAGTACCACAAGCTTCATGGAAATATACCCTATTAAGGTATTCCATAAATTCAGGATGTTCTCTGTTGTACCAGCGGAATTTACATTCAGCTTCTAAAGCACTGCCAATTGAATCTAGTATTGGTGTTAGTTTGTCGGCTACTTTAGTCTCAGGAGCGTTAAATACTCTGTCAAATGTCACCTTCAATATGATGGTGGCAATAGCTAATGGTTCTAACTCATCAAGATACTTAGCGATAGGTTGATAAAACTTACCGTTCTGTCCGTTCTTGATCTTCCATTTAGTATCCTCAATCTTTTTAATTAAAACTGGTAAAGCTTCCCTTATTGAGGCCACTCCGTAAACGCTTGCTGAAGCGTAGGACTTCTCCTCTAGCTTTCTTGTTGACTCTTGTAGTCTTTGCTTGCCGCAGGCGATTGCCTCGGCCTCCAGAGCGAATTGCCTTGGCAACTGGAGATTGTTGAGATTCACCATAGGCGAGATACATTGCGTATTCTTGGTCAGTGAGTTGATCAATCTCAAATTGGTTCAGATCAGACATCGTACTGTTTACATTGTTGTTCAGCTGGGAACTCTTCACAGTATTCTTCAATACTATTAAGTGCTTTCCAGTGTGGAAGGAAGAAACCATGTTCACCTTGGTGGTTAAGTTTAACTTCTAACTTACCAATAGCAGCTAGAATTACCATTAAATCAGATGGTTCTTTAGGATGCATTACATCATCCAAGCGATACACCTCACCAGATTCCTCATTAATCCAATAACCTTTAGCATCTAATAGTAGAGCTAAGTCAGAGGTATTAATAGTCTTCTGTAGGGATCGAATCACGTATTTCGTCATGGGTGATAATGCTTAATTCACATAAGTTTTCCATACATTTGTCTATGTACTTTTGAGCATAAGCGAATGACTTGTAAGATCGTTCTTCGACCTGACCAGTTAACCACTTAGACCTGACAATACACAGGTACTCTGGATTAAGTGTCCAGTTACAGGCTGCGTGGAAGCCATCTTGAATTGTATAAGGAGTTGTTTTGTCAGATGCTTTCCAACGCATGACCTCCTTTATCCTATTCTTGTAAGGATCTTTTGATCGTTTCATTGTCGATAATATCCTGGAGAAGGTTGATCTTTGTAAGTGCTGTTGTGAGCTAGAGATCCGAGTAATCCTATCCCTAATAGGTACCAGATTAACACAAACCTCACTTCTTGCGCTCCACTAGCCAGTCATACTTGTCTATCATTGTTTGACAACCGTTGCAGAATAAACCACACCAGCTGAAATGGTAGACACGGGTTCCCCCACCACAAGTAGGGCATCGGATAACCCTACCTACAACACCAGCGTTGTCGCATCTGGTGTACCTAGTCATTGGTTCTAGGTTGTCATGGGTAGTCTTGGTGTGGACTACTTTACCATGACGGATGGTGAGTTTTTTATAGGTCTTGGCAGACATTGTTTCTTAGTGGTGCCTCATAGAAGATGGATTGATTCTTAATTCGTTGTGATTCTACTAGAATCTGAGCAGATTTAATAGACATTCGTTCGAGGATTACTTCCATCTGTGTCTGTAGGTGTTTGAAGTCACCTATTAGTGTGTTTAATTCGGTCATGATGATGGTGGTTTGCGAGGTAACTGAGTGCTTTGGTCATCATTTCAGGGTCATCATTAAACTTACCGAAGCCAAGATTACAGCTATTGCACACATAGCCTCGGAAGCTATCAGTATGGTGACAGTGATCGAGTACCCAAGCATCCGTATGGCGACCACAAGCAGGGCAATTTCCTGGAAGTGGTGTTGGGTGCCGTTTGCGTAGTCTAGCACGTACAGAGGCCATGTTGTTAGAACATTTCTTACATGTATTCTTACGTCCAGCTGTAGCTGTTGAGAATAATGGAAATGAATCTAAAGGTTTGACCTCCTTACAATGTCGGCAAGCTTTCTGGGTCATTAAATGTCACATAGTGCGGACAAGCGTTTTGTGTAATGTTTAGAGTCATCCTCAGGATACTCTTCATTCATAGGCTCATGGAAGTCCTCCATGTCCTCGTCATTCTTTTCTTTTTCATTTAACATTTAGATCGGATGAGTAATCGGTGTAAACAAGTGAGTCCTCAAGGTCAGCTATACCTAGCTCCTTAAGGTACTCAAGCTGAGTCTGTTCAGTATCCTCGAAGGTAACAGTCACTAGACTCTGCTTATAATCCATTTCGTAATTGACGGCTCTGGCTAAGAACGTATCAAGCACACCCTTATCAAAATACATTCGTACCTTGTTGGTCATGTCAGTGTATGTACTCATGAAGCCATTCTCCAATCATCTTTGAACTCTTCAAATACATCGTAGTACCTAACACGATCTGCCTTGATACAGTTCTTGTTAACCCAGAATCCATAGCTCATGCTTGGATTGAAGCACAAGTTAGCGATGGCTCTTTTTGATACATTCTGGTAGAGGTAAATGTCACTACTGTTACAAGTGACTCTAACTATACCTCGCCAAAAGTTAAGCACCACAATTTCTTTAACCCATTGTGATGTACGTTTCTTGACTTGAAACTTGAGGATCATAATAAATAAGCAAACTACAGTGCGAGAGGCGAGAACCCCTCGTGCAGCCGTGATGGTGGCATCAGCTGCAAGAGAAGATCTGTGTGGTACCCCATTGGATAGCCATTTCCTTAGCTATTCCTTGATAAGTCTTAGCTCGTTTGGCTGACCTATCTTTGGATGGGCCAAGCTTGTTCTGTCCACTAGGTGTTTGATTGTCCCAGTAGCCACACTCAGGTAATGATAACACATTACTTGGCTTAAGCTTGGGTAATCCCCGTAACCATAAGCACGTGCGCTTACTTTCGGGGTGCCCGTATTGGAAAGGCTGGATCACCTGAGTACATTTACCCAGGGATGTTTGTGTTGAGATGATGGATACAGGATTCTCTAAGCAGACGTGCGGTATGTCAGCTGCCCAAAGTCGCTCAACAAACTCAAGTGCTTTCTGTTGCCTACCGTCAGCCCGTTTGGCTGCGAAATGACGAGCACCTGATACCGCTAGGTGGACACAAGGAGGGTGGCAAATCATCATATCCCAGCCGTAGTCAAGGATGTCAAAGACTGACCCCCTATAGTGTGGCCCAGATGTCTCACTAGGCTCAAGGTCGCATGACCTAGCAAAGTGGCCTAGCTTGTTGAACTCATTGCGTATAACACCACTCTTTTCACAAGCGATGAGTATTTTCATACAGAAGTTAGTCAATAGTGTAAGTGTCCCCATTCTGAATACGTTCCTGTCGGTACCTCTTGCGTTCTAGTCTTAGAAGTGCAAGCCATACATCTTCAGGCATACGTTGACCATTAGTCATGGTCGGAGATGTCCCATCTGTCGGAGAATGGTGTTCGGTAGAGGTCATAGCCCTGTTCATGTAGAGTTGTATAGAATGCCATCATAACTGGATCAGTTAGAGTGGACTTACTGAAGTGTACACTACCGTTAAGCAGTGGCTCAAGTGTGAGTTGCCTCATATGTTGTGGATGCGTTTGTACGTTACCCAAGTAATAGCTTGGATGTCAGAGTTTAGGTACTTCTCGCCTAGTTCCTCATTGATGAATGAGGTAGCGTCTCGGTAGCCTTGCTTGATTGACTGCCTTAAGCGTTTACCTATGGCTGGTACTTCCTTGACTGGAAGCCGCACACCCATGAATATACAGTAGGCATGTCCGTCAATGCAAACGTCATTAACCTCAGGTCTTGTGATTGAGTTGAAGAACTCATTAACCTTAGGTCCATGTAGTATGGACTCGATAGACTCGCCAGTATCCTGTAATATTCTAACTGCCTTCTCTTTGTTGAGAGGTGGAGTAGAACATTTCACTGCTATTGCATCCTCAGCTGTACCATAGGCCCATGCTTTGATCAAAGTCTCAGCATTAAGAACATTGGTAGGCCACCTGTTAAGTGGACTGAGAGCACACAGAACACCCGCTGCCTTGTCAGTGCTTGTATTGAAGCGTTGACCTAGCTTGTAGGCTATCTGATGAGCATTAGGGTACCAATTAAGACCCTCTATAACCTCAAGTGTTGTGGCTTGAGTGAACATAGAGACTACATTGCGAGACTCTCGTGATAGTTGAGAGTAACTCATGGTGCTCGTGATGGTGGTTGTGAGGTGGTAGGGAATCGAACCCTAAGTATAGTCAACACCAGTCACCTCAAGAATAGTTCATATGTATTACACACTTTCACTTAGTCTTAAGTCAAGGGATAGTTGGCTATCATAGTACATATGAACTAGTTTAATTAATCATGTTCATTTAGTGAGCTTATCGGTCTATGCCCCACACCCGTTATAACGCAGGGATACCCCACGATATATACTATGTACGGCAAGCACATGCCTT